TTGAAATGAGTATATGTTTAATATACATTGTGTGAAAGGTTATGGTATTTGCGTCAAAGGGTCTGATATTTCTGTGAAACTACAAGAAACTTACGTGTTTGAAAGTCCGGAAAGTTTCACAATCTTTTCAGGTTCATAGCTTGCTTTTTGTGGTATAATGTTAGTAGAAAAAAAAGGGCAACCAAATTAAAGGATAAAGGAGATTAAAAAAATGGAATTTAACAAGCAAAATGCAAAGTATTACGGTCGGCGCGGCGGGTTAGCCACACAGGCAAAAAAAGCAAGGGAAAAGATTATCGTCAACGAGAGGGGGACGCGTCTCAGTCGGGAGATGAAAGCGTTTGAAGATTTTGAAAATGCTGAAAGCGGTATTTTTAACGGTTTTGAAATGGTTGAAAGCTTTCACAAAAAATACAGCAAATGCAACGCGATAGAATGGGGCTACGCCGACGACTGCGCCGACTTCACTTCAAGCGCGGGGGCGGTTATTCACACAGGCGCGGACGGTGTCAATGTTTACTTGATGACCGAAAACGCGGTTAAATCGGGCGGGTGCAAGCAAGTGCGTTTTAATAGAAGTGTATATGTTTTTTGATAAAATAATGAAGCAAGGAGATTAAAAAAATGTATAATTATAACTATTTTGAAGCCGTATGCGCCGATGTGCGCAAAGAGATAGCGGAGAGCTGGGCGGATAGATTCGCCGACTTTAAAACCCTTGACGAGCTGCGCGAAGCGTTAAACAATGAGTTGTGGCTCTGCGACCACGTGACCGGGAACGCGTCGGGGTCATACACCTTTTCGACCTGGGAGGCGGAAGAGTATTTAGCGCACAATTGGGACGTACTCGAAGAGGCTTGCGCGGAGTTTGGCGCGGACATAGGCGAAGAGATTAAAAAGGGCGCGGAAAGTGCAGATGTGTTAATCAGATGTTATCTTTTGGGCGCGGCAATAGATGAAGTTTTGCCCGAGTTTGAAGAAGATTTCAATGCGGCTATTTCAGCCGATAACTAGGAGTTTTGAAAATGAAAGTATTAGTAGCTTGTGAAGAAAGTCAAAGGGTATGTATTGCTTTTCGGGAGAAAGGATACGAGGTATATTCTTGCGATATTCAAGAATGCAGTGGAGGACGCCCCGAATGGCATATTCTAGGCGACGTATTGCCGATTTTGAACGGAAACACAAAATTTATAACGCAAGACGGAACATTACACGAAATATCTGGCAAATGGGATATGATTATAGCGCACCCGCCTTGCACATATTTAACCGTTACTGGGAATAGGTGGTTTAATATAGAAAAATACGGCAAAAAAGCAATAAAACGATATGAACAGCGGAAAGAAGCGATATGTTTCTTTTTAGAAATAGCAAATTCTGATTGCGATAAAATCGCAATAGAAAATCCAGTCGGCATTATGTCAACGGCGTGGCAAAAGCCAACTCAAATTATTCAGCCATTTATGTTTGGAGAGCCGTTTGAAAAAAGAACTTGTTTGTGGTTAAAAAATTTACCGAAATTAAAACCTACAAAAATTGTAGCGCCGCCGGAAAGAATAAAGTTTAAATCCGGGAAAACAATGCCCGAATGGTACGCGAAATTATGGGCTTTACCGAAAGAAGAACGCGAAAGAGAAAGGAGCAAGACTTTTATAGGAATAGCCCGAGCAATGGCGGAGCAGTGGAGGTAATTATGATAAAATTAAATCATATTTATGGAACAAAGAATGACTACTTCATTGTCATTATGCGCAATCCTGAGTTTGAGTGCTACGAATTGTACGTTTCACTCTTCTTGTCGAATCTTCAAGATTTTGACTATCTTTTGAAGTATGGTCATCCTCTTTTAACTTTTGATAATCTTTCCGACGTTCGCTTTTATGCTCGTAAGATTATTGACGGCAAAGTTTTTTAATTAGAGGAATAAGGAGTTTTGCTAAATGGATAAAAAATTGATATTAAACGCTTTGAGAACGCTTTATTTAATGGCGTTAGAATTAAAATCCGTGGTTAATTCGCTTGAAAAGGCGATTGACTTAAAAAATCTAAAAAAATAAAAAATGCTGAGCTAACGGCAAGACGGGCGGAGGTTATATATGTTTAAAGTTTGGAAAAACAAAAGCAAGTGGGGCGGCGTTTTCTATTCGCTAAACGCTGGGACAAAAGAAAATCCGGAATATTTCAACATTGTTTTTGAGTGCGAAATTCCCGAAAATGTCAAAAATGCGCTATGTTTTAATATTAAAAACGTGCTTGGGAAAAAATGGGTTAATCCTCAAACGTTTGGAAAAACGATGTATGTTAAAAAATGTGAATTTTTGCCAACAGACGAAGAAAATTACGAGATTTTAGACTTCTAAAAAAAGAGGGGGGGCTAAAAAAATGAATATGAACGAAATAGCCCCCCTTCGGGTGTGGTGTGTAGCAAGAGCAATCCCCGAGATTAAAATGTTAAAAGAGATTAAACTTTGCTCGGGGATCGTCCTCGAACGCGGAGAGCAGATTACTCTTTTTTTTAAAAATAAAACAGGGTGGACGCAATGCGATTATTTGGGCGAAAACGACACGGCGTTTGACGTGTCAGGCAATTCGGCTTATCGCGCTTTTTATTCTTTTTGCGGCAGGGAAGAAATAGAAAAAATGAAAAAAGTGTTGCCAAAAATCGAAATTTGGGAAAGCGTAGAGCAAATACATTATTTTGATTTTCACCATGCAGAAACCTTTATTTTTAATAAAATATACGAATTGGACGTTAATAGCTCGTTTGCTTATGGAAGTTTAAAGCTATCCGGTGAGTTTAGTTTATTAAAGAAATATATGTTGATGCTTTTTGCGGGCAAACGGACGGCGGCGACACTGCGCGAACGTGATTTTTTTAAAAAAATGCAAAACTACTTGGTTGGATATTTTGCAAGAATAAAAGATTTCGTATCTTTGCGTTCAGAAATAATAAGGAATAGCAATATGCACATTTATTCGTTGATTTCAAAAATAAAATCAGCGGGGGGCGAAGTCTATCTTTCGAGCACCGATAGCATTATAACTAACGAGTGTGGATTTAATGCCGTCCGCGAATTTTTGGGGGACGGAATAGGTCAATTAAAGTTGGTTAACGTGGGCGAAAAGCTCTATTATCAAAGCTCTAATATTTATCAAATTGACGATAAGGTTAAATATTCGGGCGTTGGTTATTTTGCTAGAAAACACACTGATTTTTTCGCAAATAAGATTGCGCGCCAAAGCGGTAGCCTTTTAGCGGGTTACGATTTTGAGCTTTTAAACGAGGGTTCCAATTCGCGTTTGTGCAAAATTGGAGAAAGTAAAATCATAGTAGACGAGTTTAATTTGCTCGGCGAAAAATTGGGAACAAAAAAATATACATTAAAGGGATTAAAAAATGATAAGCGAAAAGGAAATTTTTGATTTAATAAATAATAGGGCGGACTGGCTCGAAAGTTTTGACGAAAATCGCAATTTTAATCGGGAAGAGATTGCCGTAATGTTTAAAACTCTAATGAAAGAAGAGGACAACCGCGATTATTCGCCCAAGCTCCAAGAGAGCTTGATAGACAACATTTTTTTCAGATTAATAAACGGCTATACGAAAAGCGAAATTATGTCTGAATTTTCAGACGTGAAACATATGGGATATTTTGAATTTACGCTTGGAAAAAAAGAAAGCAATCGACTTTTTAACGTTTTGAGTGAGCTTAAAATTCCGACTTCGATTTTGAGAGGAGTAAGAAAGGACATGCCCTACGAAGGAGTCGTTGACGGATATCGAATTATTCAAATAATAACCGAAGAGACTGCGCCGGGGCAAAGCCCCGAAGTAGCTTATTTCGCGATTATAGATGAAAAAACAGGTGAAATAATATTTGAAAGTAACGGAAAGACCGTGGAAAATCAAATTTCAGATTTTACAGATAAATTTGAAGATTTAAAAAAAAAATACGCACTTTCAAAAAAAAGTAAAAGCACTCTTGTAGATGTTTTTTTAACAAATAAGGGGGTTATTCGCAAGATTAAAATCAAAAATGGTGCATTTAGATATATAGACGAGAATGGGAGGTTCGTCAAATGGAAATAAACAAAATTTTAGACCAAATCGAAATTGACGGTGAGTTTGCCGTTTCAAAAAGCACGGGGAAACGGTACCACTATTCAGATTTTTTAGAAAAAATAAGCAAGCAATTTAATTTAAAAAAGAAGGATAAGGACAGGATTAAAAGCCACTTTGTCGATACGGTCAAGGTTCAAAGCGAAAACAGCATTAATGTTGAAAAGTTTATTAAAAAATACAACTTTCAATTCGCGGACGGAATTTATTTGATTAACGGTGAGATTTATTCGATTGACGATGTCTATAAATTTCTTTGGAAAAATGAACAACTGCTCCCGACAGAAGCTAATTTACTGCTCGAAAATATCGAAAAAATAAGCGAAAACGTTTCAATTCAAGGTGAAATATTTGAAAAAATAAAATTAAAAGCCGTGCCGCGCGAAAGCAAATATTTGAAGTCTCTTGACGAAATTTACGGACTTCAAATAAATTTCAGGGACATATTGTTTAATATATTAACTCCAAACTCTAAGCCGCTTTTTCACGTATTCTACGACGACGGTATAGGGGGGACGGGGAAAAGCACTCTTTTAGAAGTCATAACGAAAATAGTGGGCGAGAAGTATACGTCAAATGTGCTGCTCGACCAGTTCGGAAACAGGTTTATTTTTGCAAACATGTTGGGAAAATATGTAAATATAGGCGATGATAACGGGAAAAATGACGAGCTCCAAAACGTCGGCACTTTGAAAAGCATAGTTACGGGCAACAGGGTTACTATTGACCGAAAAGGTATTTCGCCAATCGAAGTCAGGATTTTTGCGAAACAAATTTTCGCGACAAACATACTTCCGTACATCGACTTCACTGACGGCGGCATTATGCGCCGATTAAACATTGTAAAAATGAACGCGCCTATCCCCTCTTGGGTCGAGATGTGCACGCTTGACGACGATGAGGTCGGCGCGATAGTTCACGAGGTTTTGACGAAGGGGCGCGATTTGACCGATAACCGAAACGAGCTTGCCATTGAGACAAGTCCGCTTTATCGGTTTTTCACAGTTAAAAGTGACACGTCATACGACGCTTATAAGTCTTTTTGCGACGACAACGGGTTTAAAAAGTTGAATATAATCAACTTTGAAAGCAAAGCTAGATTTATAAAATCATACATTAACCGCCGTGTCGAGCAGCTTATGACTAAATAGGCGGTTGGGGAACGGGAACGCCGACAAAATAGGTTATATCTGCCATTGGGACATTAAATTCTACCATTCGGGTTCTATCAGACGCTTCTATGTTTGCAGTTTCAGTCATGTCATTAATCACGCCTTCAAAAATTATACTTGAATCTCCGCCAAAATTCATGCCCGTTAGAATTATCGCCAAATCTTTCCCGTCTGTGCAAGTAAACGCGCCGCTGCACGGAATAAAGCCCGGGATATTGTGATAAAGGTTCCCAATATCATTCAAATATGACATGTACTCTGCAAAATCATCTAGGGTTATCTCAGTTTCGTTTTCAGGTCGTGAGGTGTAAATCGTAAATTTACAAGAAATGTAACCGCTGAACGCTTCTCCGTCGAATTCTCTAGAATAAGTGAATGACTGGGCTTCCAAGGAACAGTATACGGGGCAGCCGTAGCTGTATCCATTATCGCCCTTATCGCCCTTGTCGCCCTTGTCGCCCTTGTCGCCCTTTGCGCCTTGCGGACCTCGCACGCCCTGAATTCCTTGGTCGCCTTTTTCGCCCTTGTCGCCCTTGTCGCCCTTAACGCCGCCCCAATTGGGCTGAATATCCCAAGTGGTGCCGCCCTCTGCTTTAAAATAGAGGTCATACGTGACGGTAGTTCCGCTAGTATTAATAACCCTATAAGCGTCGCCTAGCTTGGCGGAGGAGAACGGGGGGAGCTCGTCGGGCGAATTTTTAACGCCAGTGTAAATGGTTAAACCTTGGTCGCCTGTGTCGCCCTTATCGCCCTTGTCGCCCTTTGCGCCCTTTGCGCCTTGCGGACCTTGCACGCCCTGAATTCCTTGGTCGCCTTTTTCGCCCTTGTCGCCCTTGTCGCCCTTAACGCCGCCCCAATTGGGCTGAATATCCCAAGTGGTGCCGCCCTCTGCTTTAAAATAGAGGTCATACGTGACGGTAGTTCCGCTAGTATTAATAACCCTATAAGCGTCGCCTAGCTTGGCGGAGGAGAACGGGGGGAGCTCGTCGGGCGAATTTTTAACGCCAGTGTAAATGGTTAAACCTTGGTCGCCTGTGTCGCCCTTATCGCCCTTGTCGCCCTTTGCGCCCTTTGCGCCTTGCGGACCTTGCACGCCCTGAATTCCTTGGTCGCCTTTTTCGCCCTTGTCGCCCTTGTCGCCCTTAACGCCTTTAATGTTGCCCATTTTGACAAATCTGTTATTCCCGAAAAATCTATAAAGGTCGCCCGCAGTTGCCGACGCGTCTACCGCGCTCGTCTTATTATCCGCGCCGAATAGGATACTGTCCCCCTCCTGCATTTCGGCAACAACTGCGGCAGTATCGCTTCCAGTCGTCGTGCGAACCGACTTGCCGTCTTCGCCGTTAAACACTGCGCCCAAATATACGAAGTTGTACACGCCGTCGCCGTTCAGGTCGAATGACCCGTATTGCGTTCTTGAATTGTAAAAAACATCATCAAGAACGTTAAACACCTGCTTTTTTCGGTCGTTGGGGTCATAGTCGTTAAGCGACGTTCCGCCGAATGAAGTCCATAAGCTTTTAGATATCGGAGTAGGCGTATTAGTATTTCCTTTTTTGACATTTCTCATCGTGATAGGCGCTTCTCTGTCGATGAAATCGCCTTTAAAAGCAAGCGTGATTTTACACTTCGTCGCGCCGCCCTCAGATATATAGCCGTAAGCGGGAATATCATCAGGACGTCCAGAAGAAATTTCGACATAGTCACCAACGTCGCCACCCAGCGGTTGAATTTGTGAGTTAAAAGTATCTGAAAGGCTGTAATATAAGTTTCCGCGCTTCAAAAAAGAGAACCTTACCAGATTTTGCCCGCCATAGCTTGTATTTTCAATCAGCTTGTTTAGCTGTTCTGACAAATTGGAATTGACAGTCAACTGGTTCCTATGCGCTTCGGTCAAGTGGTCTACTTGCTCTTCATAAGTCCTATAAATGTTTCCGTCTTTATAAATTGCCATTTATTCAATCTCCATAATTTTATTTTCCATATACGGCAACTGAACGTTATAGAAACGCGTATATGCCGAATTCATATTAACCAGTCCAAAACAGGCAAACAAAACGAGAGTGACAAGCGTTATAAGAATTTGTATAGGATTTTTGCTGCCCTCGATAGAGATGTAAATAATCCCGAATATACTGAACGCCGCAGTTGCACCTTTTAAAATAACATCTAAAAATCCGTTAATAACTTGCCACCAGGTCATGGATAAATGCTTGCGCTTCTTTTTTGCTTTCTTTCGATAGAACTTGGAACAAATATCCGCGTTTTCAATTTCCGCATATTTTTGCCCCTGATAGCGTAGCAACACGTTTATAAGCACACCTATGACTGAATTTATCACGGAGAATATAACTATTGAATTAGTCTCTGCCTGAATATTAACGCCAAGAACGAATATTATAACGAATATAATGTCCGCAACGCCGGCGATAATAGACCCGACCACTCCTATATTATTTAAGAGTTTCAGCAACGCTTCGTGCGACTTCTGTTGCAAGTTTTTCGGCTCGGATTTTCCTTCGTCCATTTTTGAACACCTCTAACATTATCTTAAACACTATAAACGACGCTATTATAGTTATTGTCAACCCTAATATCTGCCACCAAAACTCCGAAACAAGCGTCATGACCGTAAGGATAGTAAGCGATTGACCTGCGAACTTTAACAATCCCGAGTTTTTGAAACTCTCGGGTATTTTAGCGCACGCGGCAAGCCCGCCCGTCCCTATAATTCCGCCGCTTGTCATTAAAGTATTATATCTTTCCGATAACTGCGGGCAAAGGATAATAAGGTATATGGTCGTTGGGACAATCAATACTAATATTCCTATTGAAAGGATAAAATAATACTTTCTCACTTTCGTTTACCCCTAAGTTCAAGAATTTCTCGCTTTATATGCGAAAGCTCGTTTTTAATGTCTTTAAGCTCTTTTGCTTCGTTTACCTCGTCAATCTTTTTTTGTAAAGATTTAAGCGAAAAACGCTTAATCAAAAACGGGATAAGGACGGATGTTATGAATCCTGCCACAAGCGGAGCAGCATATGTTATTATTTCTATTATTTTCTCTTTCATTTTTACTTCCCGTCTGGCTCACATACTACGTAAGTATATGCGGGCGAAATTATCTTAATAAATAAATGTCTGAACCTGTTAATAAAAGTCTTAGTAGTATACGCGCGTTTATTACTAAGCTGTTCGCGCTTCACTTGAAGCATTCCTTTTTTAGTAATCATTTTTGTTTGCGCAGAAATGAAATCTACGCTTTCTTCATCGGTGCTTGCTTCAAGCTCGGGAATGTCCGCAACGTTTTGAATGTCTTGACGCTCGATTGAAATGTCTGTATCCTTTAATGCCATTAAGTCGTCAATACTCTTAGTGGTCGCTTCAAATTCTTTGTAATACGTGTACAATTCTTTCGCGAATCGTTCTTTAAAGCTATCGGGCGAAGTGCACACATGACTGTCATTATACTCGTAAGCTATAAGCGTGAATGTTTTAACGCTCGGACAGTCGTTCTCATCATCTGAAAGCGGCAATGACGAGTACCACGACTTAAACGCTGCGTAGTTGGGAAAGATGTTTTTAAACAGTTTGGTATTGTGGCTATACAGTTCCATTTTGAACTCCTTGCAAATCATTGTATTGAGTATTATCGGGGTCGCTCGTCTCGCCCGTTAGCATGTTTTCGCTTTGCACCTCAGACATTCCGCGCTTGCTTTCGCACCACGTAGGATATTTATAATATGCTTGACAAAGCAAACAAAATTCTTGTCTCAACCTTAATCCGTTATAGTAAATATCATCGGAGTTAGATCCGTTCAAACGTTGCTCTTCTTGCAATAAATGCGCTTTTTTGTCGAAAACACCTGCGTTTGCCACGCCCGTAATTGACTTCAAAAAGTTAGTCAACGAATTAAACGTGCCGAATAATCCTTCAAGGTTTGCCGTATTACTTGTTTTAATAGGCGTAATAGGCAGTGTTCCGATTATGGGCGTAAATCTGCGACCGTGCAATATATCCTGATTTATAGCATTAATTTGCAAGTTAATACTTTCGAGTTCGCTTTCATTTGCCACTTGCAAAAGATTATGGTCTGCGTTCCCGAACATTGCCGTGTTTATAATTTGCATTAAAGTTGCAAGCATGTGCAATACGGGCTTAACAAAATTGTATCTTATAACAGGTTGTTGAGAAATTTCAAGCGAGTTATCGTTAAGAATAATACCGACTACACGTCCGTCGTTTATCTTTTTTATAGTATCCTCACTGTACGGCAAATCGTACACTATTTCAAGATTTTCATAAACGAGCGGCTGCGCTTTTTTGTTCTTAACGTCACTGTCAACACCTGTAAAAGGCAATGTGTTTACGCGCGAATATCTGCCATATTCGTCGATTTTTCCGTTCAATGCGAAAGGTAAAAACTGAAACTTGCCTACCTTGTCGTTAAAGTACATAACGCCCTTGCCTCTGAAAAACAGCACGCGCTCTATAATGTCCTGCGTTAATCCAAACGGCAAGTTAGTCCACATGTAGCGTTCTATTGTCTCAGTAAAGTTTTGGTGGCGCATTATGTCGAATAAATCACCGTAAGACAAGTTATACTTTAAAAGATTTGGAGTTATGGTTTTACCGTTTTGGTCAATGGCATTCCCATATTTCAGCATTTTTTTAGACTGAGGAATACCTGCCTGAATAAGGCTTGTAGTATCATACATCGGCATATTTCACATATCCTTTATTGCGCTAACAAAATCGTCAAGACTTATTTCCTTTGACATTTCCTTATAAATATCGCGCAATGCGCCGTAGCTTTTTTTAGCAATTTTAAGGTCCTGTTCTATCTTTGTTTTCAGATACGGCATTTGCGGGCTATTGTTTTCAATAGAAATACCGTGTGCGTCCATATCTTCACCACCGCTCATTATCCTGTCAATATCGAGCTTATCGTTATTGACAAGGCTTTGCTCTGCCCTTGCCAACTGCCGTTGACCTTTTTGCTTATAAAATTCGCTTATTTGGAAAGCACGGTTAATACCAGACACCGCCGACGCTGTAATGCCAAGATTTTGCACACCGCCGCCGACCGTGCTTCCAATATTTGACCTATTCATGAATATACACTCCTTTACCAAGCTCACGCGCCGCAATTACAGCTAATACTGGCGAAAAAGAGCTTGTTATTAACGTACCGCGAATGAAAGTTCCGTCCTTAATAAAATTAACATATAATCCATAGCAGCCAATCCCGTAGCCGAATTTGTCTATAAAATCCTCTACTAACTCTATTTCAAAATCCGAGCATTCGTATGTCTCTATTAAAAACCAAAAATCTTGTAGCAATATCTCATTGAACGAGCTTATTCTGTTTACACTGTTAGGCAAATTTTTAACTGTGCCTATTTGTAAATCAAAGTTCTGCTGCTGTTGGTATGCTTCAAACTCTCTCAGCTTGTCGTTTTGCTCTATCTGTTTTTCGCCTGCAATACCCGTAGCCGCACCTGCGGCTGCACCGCCCACAGTTCCTGCCACTGCCCCCGCAATCTTGCTTCCGCCTGACATTGAGTAACCTGCCAATGCGCCCATTGCCGTATTTGTAATTGTATTTGTAACAACAGCCGTGACCTCGTTTACGCGCTCTGTCTCATGAGATATAGACAGCTCTTTCTGTTGTAGCGCAAATATTTGTTGATAATTACTGTTTTGCCTTTTATAAGTTTGAAATGCGTTTGAAGATAACGAAACTTCAAAACCGTTAGATGACGGTTGCGAGCCGCGCATATCGCTTGCGTATGTTTTCCCCTTTAATGAATTTAACGTGGGGGTCAACACTGCGCTTGCAATTATCGCATACGGTTTTAATGCCGTTTTGACTGTTATTTCCGCCGTATAATAGTTAATTCCGTTTACCTCGGATGACACATTATTAAAATAATCGTAAAAATTGAAGTCAAACTTAGACGACTGTTCGGGGCTTACTAATGAATAAGTGCGACAAATATACTCTTTCTTAATATCGACATAAGGCAACAATTGAACGCTGCACTTATGATTATATGTGTTTGATTGTATCTTGAAAAATGGATACCCTACTATTTCGCTTGCCACATCAGTTAAAATTGGACAGTAAGGATATATTTGCGCATCTACAAGATAAGCATTTTCACCGCTAAGATATTGAATAACGGTATTAAATATCATGAATGCACGAGACTTTTCAATATTATAAGTCTTTGCGTTACCCTCAATAGTTACATTGTATAAGGGAAAAACAAGGACGCTATACGGCTCATCAACCAACTGCGTAACAATATCCAATACCAGATTGCCTGATTCTTCATTGCTTAGCTTCGTCCTCGTATACGTTTTTTCATCATATATAATTTGAGATATGACAAGCAGCCTATCGTCTACGCCCTCTTCAAAAGTACTGACAGTAACATCAAGCATATTGCTTGTAGCAGTCTTAACCGAGTATGATGTGTTAATATAGTTTTCAGCAGCCCAACTCATGAACAGATATGGGATAGACACGCCGTTTGCCTGATTTTCGGAATAACTTGCAGAATACGAGTAATAATCACTGCCGTCCTTAACTATTACACCGTCATAATTGACTGTTTCGTAAGGAATATCAGGCATTGTGGGAAAAACAAGCCCGTCATTCGAAGTCGTATTTTGCACCATTTGGCTTGCAATATTATTGAAAAGTTTAAACAAAAAATCATGGTGCGTTACTACTCCGTAGTTAGCAATTGACGGAGTAGTGTCTATATTAAACGTCGCATGTCCTCTGACATCATCGGTAGATATTTGGATATCATACGACCATGACCCAGTAAAATTGAACGTGACTTTAACTTTATGGTAATACCCACCTATTTTACAAACACAACTGACATAAGTATTACTTTCGTTTTGAACAAGAAACTGCGCCCCGTCAGCTATAAGCGGATAATTTACATAATTGGGTTCAAATGCGGGGATATTTATATTTACTTGGTCTGGATAAGGCTCACCTGTTATAGGGTCAAGCTCTGTCGGCTTAGTAAAATACATTATCCCCCACATTGAGTTTTCTTTTGTGGATACGGTATAATTTCCGAAAGTATTTGTGTCAGGCATTAAATATTGACGCTTTTTAAGTATTTCATTCAGCGACAGCTCTTTTCTGTATTTCAAAAAACTATCAGTAACGCCGCGTTCAATTTTACCGAAACAATCTTCAACACCAAACTCGCCGATAACGTCGCGTTGCAACTGCAACTCCACTTGGCTACCGTTTAAAAATGAATACGCCATGACAAACCAACGCGAGTTGCCGTGTTTGTCGTCTTGTATAAGTATATAATCGCAAATATTTTCAAATGACGTTTTTAAAGTCATTTGAGAACCGTCGCCGTACAACACTTTTTTATAAGTCTCAGCGCTTGCAGGCGAAAACTCAGATAAATTTCTATACCTGTTCCGCGACGCATATTTTAAATTATTATCCTTATAATACAAAACGGTAGCCAAGTTTAATCCTCCTTACGCCTGCTCTGTATCTTCTTTTACAACCCTAACTCTTATTCTGGGGTACTCTTCCAAAAATTCAAGGTTATTATGCCCGAATATAAGATAGCTATTCGACGTCAACGAGCGCGCGTTCCAGAACTCCGTGCCCGTTTCAAATCCCGACATGAACGGCAATGCCGAAGAGTGTACCAACATAAACGCAATAGTGTCGTCGACAGTGTACAAATGCTCTTTGCCCATAGTCGTACTACTGACCGTCACCGATACGCCCCTTACATTATCCGAATACACCTGCCCTTTGTACGGTGCGGGGTCACCTGCCCAAAGAAACACAGTATCATTTGTAGGCTTTGAGACAAGCGTTACTTTTGTTTCTGTAACGTCATACCACCCCGAAACAAGCACGCGGGACGTTACTTTTGCAGGCGCGCTTGACGGCAAAGTCAAGTCAGCCGACGCAGGCGAACCAAACCACTTAGCGGGCAAATCGTACTCGGCAAAACCGCCCTCTACTTTTATATCTTTATGGAATATAGTAGGCAAGTCGAGCTTAGTTATCTTTGAGTGCTGTTCAACATTCCATACGGCGATAAACTCATCGGCGGAATAAGAACGCAAATAACCCAACTTGTTAAAGTCGCGGTTATTATCTTCTAAATCGGCTTTAAGCACCACAACCCGTTGCGCAAGCGTTTGCGCTTCGAGCCTGTTTGTTTCCTCTTGCGTAGTCCCGTTAGGAGTAGTGACCGTAATATCGCAACGAGTGGTAGACGGAGTAAGAGTTCCGATAGTGCTGTTTATAAGCGACCTGTCGTATACCCTTTTTATTTTACGGAGTGAACTTTTTAAAAATCCGATATACTCCGCAAAAGTGCCCTCAGCCATAAATGCCTGTTTAGACAGATATTGGTCGGTCGTTACGGAAATAATCTTGTACACACCCATAGTAATTGACTGGGTTTTGCCCGACTTATTACGATTAAGTTCAAGCAGGTTTTTCGCTTCTTCGTCGTCAAGCCAATCCTCAGGCGAACCTATGTCAAAAGAGTGATATAGCTTTGTGTCGCCGAACAAAGTGCCGTCAACTCTGAACCTGTCGGCAAGCTCGGTACTTGCAACACCGCTGTCAAAGACCTGTTGACTTATTATCATGTTAAACAGGGCAGCTGTTATTTTATTTTGATTTAAAGTTATACTTTCCACAGGAAATGCCATTTTATTTTACCTCTCTTGTTTCCTTTTATTATAAGCCATTGCAGTTTTTTTATCGTCAGCTCCGATTTTCGCTTGATAAATACTTATAAATCGTGACTTATCTTCGGCACATTCGTCAATAACGTCCTCGAAAAAGTCGCATACTTTACCCCCGTCTTTGCCTAACGGATTAGGTCTGCCGTTTTCAACTTCGTGTCTTGCTATCTTTGTCACAGCAAGCGCTATGTCGTAGTTAGATGCATTCCCGTCTGAAAGTATTTTTTTGTACTGCTCAATACTTAAATCGTCGCTTTCTTGATTTTCTTCTGCGTCGGAATATAATTTTAATTTTGCAAGTTCTTTTTTAAGTTCAATTATTTCATTGTCTCTTTTTCTGATTTCCTTATTAGCGAGAACTGCTATTTCATCATCACTGATATCTACTGTTTCTTCATTATTGTCAACGGCTTTATTTTCTTCTGTCATTTTATTAATCTCCCTTTAAAATATATTTTAATTTAGCGTATTCGATTTCGCTATAATATCTTACTATATCCGCCCGCAACATGTTTGCAATCATTTTTCTAAGTTCTGAATTGCACATTACGTGATAACCCATTCTGTACCCCTGTTCTTTCTCAGTAAGACAAAACAATGTTTTGCAATTCATTCCCGAAAACGGGACACAGGCTATATTTCCGTCCTTTAACTCTTTAAGCGTGACTATCTCTTCGTCCTTAACAATGTTAATTGCAAAACCGTTTTTCTTATAGTCAATACGCGTCAACCTACGCGCATCGGGCAAATCTGATAAAAATTTATTTTCTTCTTCGTTAGTTTCCCCAAGCATTTTGGCAAATCGACCTGCAACGCTTTTATCATGCGCCTTTTCAAATTCGGGATAATCTTTCGGGTCAACAAAATCAAGAACAGCCAACAACCCGCATTCGTCATATTTTTTGTAAATGCCATACTTATCCAATTTAAACCCCATGCGTGCAAGTATAGGGTCGTCCTTGCGAATAGAGTTTCCAAGCATATATATTTTAACGTCTTTAAGTCTTGCAACAGACTGAATAATAGACGAAATTTTTTTCGGAGATGAAAGCGTAGTCTTATCAAGCCTTTCGGATATAAATTCATCGACTATAACGCATTTTATATTTACGAAATTATTACGCTTTATCTCACCGAAAGAATTAAGGTCAAGAATATATCCAGCCGTCTCTCCGTTAATCCGGAGAGTGCCGCCATATATCTTCGCGCTTCCTTTTTTTACTATTTTTTTCTTTTCGTCGTCGGATAAATCATCTATGCTTGTAGAACATATTTTATTATAAAAATATCTTTTTCGAGACGTGTCTTGCTCGGAGTAAAATTCGAGTATTTTGGCAAAGAAACGCTCACCATTATTTTGAGTTAATGTGCGAACCATGTCGCCCGTTTCGACAACATATATAAACCTTGCGCCGTCTGTTACAAAATCTTCGATATACGACCGAACCTTTCCAAATGTTTTGCCAAGACCCCTACGGCTTATTACTATTTTAACGGGACACTGATAACCGTCAATTCTGCGCCAATTGTACCACATAACATTAAACGTGGGTGAAAAGGGTAAGGCTACCGCGTTACTCTTCGCAATTTGGCATATGCTTAACCCTTTTCCCATTTCGTAAATATATTATACAACATTATACCACAAAAAGCAAGCTATGAACCTGAAAAGATTGTGAAACTTTCCGGACTTTCAAACACGTAAGTTTCTTGTAGTTTCACAGAAATATCAGACCCTTTGACGCAAATACCATAACCTTTCACACAATGTATATTAAACATATACTCATTTCAA